AATGGTAATAAAACAATTACTATTGTAGGCTCTAACTATAAAGCTGTTTACGGATCTGACAACATTTATATTATGGGTGATGCAAATATTACAATTGATGGGAACCTAAGACAATTTGTAAAAGGTAACTATCATCTTGAAGTAAGTGGAAATAAAACAGAATTAATTCGTGGATCAAGACAAAGTAAGATTGGTAATTCAGAGCATTTAGAAATTGCTCAAGACTTTGCAAGTAATGCACAAGGAAATTATGTACAAAGAGTTGGTGGTGATGAGACAAGAATTATTGATGGATTAAGAAATACTACAGTAGGTAAAACAGAAGATCTTACAGTATCAGGCGAAACAAGTATTACAACTATGGATAAGTTAAATGTATTTGCACAAAAAGATTATTCAACTACTACTGTTGGTAAGTTAACTATTACATCAAAAGGTGATATAAAATTAGAAACACCAGCAAATATGAATACTACTGTAACAACAAATGTTACGAATACTATTGGTGGCACATTAACCGATTCAGTCACGGGTGTTGTAACTGAAAATTATAGTGATGCTCAAAATACAACAGCCGGTGGTGATATTACTATCAGCGGTGGTCCTAACATTAACTTGAACTAAGAGGTAAAGATGCCAGGAATAACAAGAGTGGGAACAGATAGTCATGTAGGTCACGCAAGTCCTACACCTAGCCCATTCCATCAAACATCATATGCATCTGGTTCTCCTGATGTAATTGTTAATGGAGCATCAGCAGTTCGTATTGGCGATGCAACTGGTTGTGGAGACCCTGCAGTTGGTGGTAGTGGTACAGTAAAAGTAAATGGAATTGGTGTTCATAGAATAGGAGACGGTACCGGAGGTCATGGGTCATGGGTACCTAATGCATCTGCTGGTGGTTCTTCTAACGTGATCGCAGGAGGTTAGTATGTTAAAGTGTGGAAGTAATGCTGCCCTTGATGGGATCATGGGTAAAGTTGATGAGATCAAAGGTAAACTTGCCGAAGGCATGTCAGCCCTCAGTGATCTTGAATCTAAAGCCAATGAAGCCTTGGCCGAGTTACAAGCAGCTCTTCCTGAAATTCCAACAGGGGATTCTTTACAAGCTGATTTGGCTGGTCTTATAACACAAATGCAAACTGATGCAGCAGGTGCTATTGCTGCGTTCAAAGAAAAATATGGTGAGGCTTTACCTGAAGGAGAGATACAAGGATATATTGATCAATTAAATGCTGTAATATCAGACCCATTATCACTTGCTTCATTTGATCCTTGTAAAGCATTTCCCAATAAAGAAATAGATACTGCAACGAATGAAGTTATTGTTAAAGCTAAAGAAATTGAAGTACCAAATGTTCAACCACCAAAAATAGTAGAATATAAACCAGCCGAAGCTCCTACAACAGTAAAATACGAATCAAAAATTACTGATAATATGAAAGCAAATACGGCTGCTAGACAAAAAGCGCTTGATGATCAAGAAGCTTATTTCAAACCTATTAGAAATGCTCATAAAGAAAAAGCAACAGAAATTAAATCAAGACCACTTTATGGAGAGCTTAATGCTAAAGCCAAAGCTGCTGGTAAGAAAAGAAAACAAATGAAAGAAGAAGGACTACTTACAGAAGCAGAAGTTATAATTGTAGATGATATTCATGAGTGGATGGAAGGAAGAAAAGTAATTAAAGCACGAGATGGTCTAATGGCCCGGCAGTTATTTGCATACTACTTAACACTAACTGGTGAAATGCCACAAGATGTGTATGATACGGATGCTAATACTCCTGGAACTTATTTACAAGGTGGTAAAAATAATGCTATTCCAGCTGGTGATATTGCTAAGTTTAATGAAATTTCAGCTGAGGTTGCAGTAACAAAAGCTGGTGCAATAGAATGGAAAGCATACCAAGATGAACTAGCCAGTTCGACTAGCTAACTTGTATAAATATAATTGTATTAATTAATCATGTAGAAAGGCTTTGAAATGACAAGCGAACAAATTAGAGAAATGATGGTTTTATCTTTAAAGAACCATGCTAAGGGACATATCGATAAGCATATCGCTAATGTTGAAATTTATTTACATAATCCAGCCGGTATTGGTGAACACTCAGATATCGTAGAGAGTGTGGAAAAAGAATTAATGGAAGTCGCAAAATACGATGACGTCATAGAAATGATAGAAAAATATATTGAGTAGATAAATGGCAAGAACGCAAACTAAAACAGACTCATCTGGTAAGGCTATTATTACAAGTCGATCAGTCTTATACACTGATTTTGATTTTGCGTTTTTGCGTCATCCTAATACTCACGACATTACTATTGTAAAAGATATTGACGCTGTAAAACAATCAGTAAAAAATTTAATTCAAACAGCGCGTGGTGAAAGACCATTTAATCCTACTTTAGGATCTAATGTTAGAGCTCTGTTATTTGAACCAGCAGATGATTTTACAGAGTTTGATTTACAAGAAGAAATAGAATCAACAATCAAAAACCATGAACCAAGAGTAGTTTTAACTAATGTAGATGTAACCTTGGAACCGGACAATAATAGATTTAAGGTTTCAATAGAATTCCAAATGGTAACATCTTTAGCTTCAGCTACTAGTGAATTTTATTTAGAGAGAATTAGGTAGGAAAAAAATGGCTATTACAGTTTCAAAGGAGAGACTTAATGTTACAGAAATGGACTTTGATCAAATCAAATCCAATCTTAAAACATTTTTACAATCTCAAACTCAATTGGCAGACTACGATTATGAAGGATCGGCGATCAGCACTATTATTGATGTGCTTGCTTATAATACTTTCTATAACGCATTTAATGCTAATCTGAATATTAATGAGATCTTCCTAGATACTGCACAAGTACGAAATAATGTTGTATCACATGCTAAGTCACTTGGGTATGTTCCTAGATCTACTACTTCTGCATTTGCTACTATAAATGTAACTGTAAATGGTCCATCCGGATCTCCTAGTTCATTGGCTATGCCACGTGGTACTACCTTTCAAACTAAGATTGACAATAAAGCATATACCTATGTTAACCTTGAAGCTCAAACAATTGTCCCAGTCAATGGTGTATATACGTTTAGCAATGTACAAATTAATCAAGGAACAATTAGAAACCAAGAATATGTTGTTGATAATACAGACACATCTCAAAAGTATGAAATTCCAGATACAAATGTAGATACAGCAACTCTTATTGTTAAAGTAAAAACTAACTCTTCATCTTCTGATTTTGAAGTGTTTTCTCTTGTAACAAATCTTGTAGATGTTGAACCATCTACCAATGCGTATTTCTTACAAGAAGGTATGGATGGAAAATACGAAATTTATTTTGGCGATAATGTGTTTGGTAGAAAATTAGATGCAGGTAATATTGTACAGTTAGAATATCTAGTAACTGATGGTGAAGCTTCAAATAACGCAAATAACTTTACTATCACTGGAAATATTGCGGGCAATACAAATATTACTGTAAGCCTAGCTTCAGCAGCTGGTGGTGGCGCTACTCGTGAAGCTACTGACTCAATCAAATTTAATGCTCCACTTTCTTTCCTAGCTCAAAACCGAGTTGTAACGGCTGATGACTATAAAGCTATTGTAAAAAATAACTATACAAATGCTGAAACTGTTTCAGTCTGGGGTGGAGAAGAACAAGCAGTTCCTGAATATGGTAAAGTGTTCTTATCAATTAAGCCTGGTAATGCAGAAACTCTTACTGAAGTTCAAAAAACATTTATTAAAGACTCTATTCTTAAGACTAAAAACCTAGTGTCTATTACACCAGAAATTGTTGATCCTGATTATACATTTATTAAACTAGAAGTATTCTTTAAGTATGATCCGAATCTAACATCACTAACAGCTGGTGAGTTAAAAGATCAGGTTATTGCTACAATTACGAATTACAATAATACCAATTTGAAAAAGTTTGATGGTGTATTTAGAGCATCACAGGTAACTACCTTAGTTGATGCCACTAATCCTTCTATTCTAAATACAATTCAACGAGTCTTTGTACAAAAACGATTAACACCAAATGTTGGTTATCCACAAAAATATACTCTTGAATTTTCATCTCCATTCTCGTCTAATATTGCTA